GGGTAGTGGCCACTTCAACCAACTGTCACACAGGCAGACGTGCTACGGACTTTTTCCTTTTGTGTCGGTCTATAAAGTTTATTGCAGATTGTCGATTTCTACAATACTTGATAACACTTCCCTGATGTATGATTGCCAGTTGTGTTGTACTTCCCATGACAGGTACAGCAGCATAACACAATGGGTCTTCATATTTGCCAACCATAAATCCTTGCTCTACAGGATTAGGGTCAAGAATGTCACTCTTTTGTTGTTCTATTTTCATCAGTCTCTCACATAAACAAGTTCAATTCCTACTTTAGCATAAGCATCTTCCCAGGTGGTAAAAACTCCTGCTTTCTGATAAGGAACAAGTTTTTTATTCTCTCTCTTTGATACTTTATGAAACTTCCCAAGTTTCTCATAGTAAAGGTCTTTCAGATATTGTTCGGGGTCATCAATATCAGACCAATCAAGTAACAACAATTTTGTTGCTTGTAGTTTGCGAGGATTGATATGTTCCTCACTACATTCGTTGAGTCTGATTGATTCTTTTGATTGCCATCCTGTCCACAATAGTTTTTCTTTCTGTCCTGTCGGTAGATACCAAATACCAGCACCAACCATTGTCTCAATCTGTTTGGTCGCTTTGGTGTTACCCTGAGCGACCAGTTGTTGATACTCTGCCTGAACAGATTTGATTACAGTTGCTAACCCCAGGAACTTACTCATCGGCGGATTTCAGATACAGCGGGGAGACCTTGATTGAACACAACATCAACAACTGCTTGGACTTTTTTAGCAGTAGAGATACCCACAGTGTCATAAGTTGGAATACAAACTAAACCAAAGGTCTTTTCAGTGCTGCCAAGTCTGATAACTCGTCCAATACTTTGAGAAATACCAATGTAGTCCATGTTACGCATGAAGATAACTGCCTCAAGTCCACTGACGTTGATACCTTCAGACAGAATAGAGTGGTGAATAACAACAAACTTCTTCTCAGGATCTTTGCCCCAAGTGTTCAACGTGTTGAAGAACTCTTCGCGGTTGACTTTCTGACCGTCGATGATTGCGCCAGTCTTCGATGTGATTGTCATCCAAGAATAGCCACGGTCAGCGAGTTGCATACAAAAGTCAGATTGAGAAATAAGACCAACAATCTGCTTTGTGGTACGAGCACAAATCAGAGTCTTGTCGATATTGTTGTCATCAATAGTTTCCAGAAGATTGTCAGAATCCTCAGCATACATGACCTTACGACCTTTCACCAAAGGCAGTTGCTTCACTACAACTTTGGGAGGAAGAATGTAACCACCTTCAACCAACTCAGGAGCAGGAACATTGACAAGAACTTGACCATAAACATGACCCCAATTCATGCCAGGTTTCTTCACTGTGAGAGAATGTTTAGGGGTTGCAGTGTAGAAGTAGGAACGCTCTGAGACCTCGCTAAAATGCTCTGTAGCAGGGAAGAAATTGCGTTTGACACTATTATGTGCCTCATCAAAGTAAATCGTATTCACCTCAATATCTGCTTCCATAACACGATGGAGTGAATTGTAGGTAGTAAAGATGATAACATTCTCGCCCACACTGCGAGCACAGTTAGCATAAAGATGAATCTTTTCTGCTTTGGTAGTGCTAGCAAAGTGAGTTTCTCCACTGTGAACATGAATCACATGAAGATATGGGTCACTGTTGTTAGGATCAATGACCTCCATAAATTCAGAACAAAGTTGTTCAGCAAGAAGAATACGGGGGGATACAACAACTGTGGTGGTGCCATTGTTGATAGAATCATGACGACGCTTGGTGTCAACAATCATCGTCAGAGTTTTACCACCACCAGTTGGAACAATGATAGAACCTTTATCATACTTCTTCAGACGATCAATGATGCGTTCCTGATGCGGGCGAAGGGTGATGGTCATTCGTGTTCCGTTGATGAATATAATATAAAACCCCCTGACCCGAAAGTCAAGGGGTAGTGGACGGTTTAGGTCACTGGCACATCAGTCGGTTTTGATGTTCTGTCGTCCATCATCTTCCAGGAAGTCCATGATATAAACCTCTGCTTTATAGTTGTACTCGATAACTCCACCATCATCAAGTTTGACCTTGACGGGTTGTAACATAGACAGATAAGTGTTCAATCGTTTCATAAATGCTGAACCCTCATCAGATTCCCAGTTTTCCTTATTTTCAAAAGAGTTATGATAAAGAACCAGGGCAATTTTGTGCTTACCTGTGTTTACTTCCTTATCAATAATTTCACCAATAACTTTGTATTCTAAGTTTTTTGTAGAACCAGTTGACCCACTGACAACCATCGTTTTAGTATCACGAAGACGTTCAACTTTAGATTTCAGTTCGTCATTATTAGTATCAGATGCACCTTGTCCATACTGTTTAACTTTTTGACCGGCAGCAGATGCCGCATCTTTAAGATAGTCTTCTTTTGCTTTTTTGATAATAGTATCGCGTTTCTTTTTGGTATCAATACCAAATGCTTTCAATGCGTCATGACAGTAAGAAGAATCAAATTCATAACCAAGAGATTTATACTCCTTAAGTTGTTTAATGAGAGTACCGATGCTGTTGCACTCTTTTACTTTTTCACTTGCTTTATTGAGAATTGTTCCAATCATCACCATTTCTTCTGTGGTGATGTCAAGATCTTGCCAGATTTTTTTAGGAATTCGACGAGTTTTGATCTTGTCAGCATATTTTGAAGCAGACAATCCCATTCTAGTGTGATTACCATCACCACCAATATCATCTCCATCTTCACCTGCTTCCTCCCAGATGAGGACAGGATCAGTATTTTTCAAATCACCATTTACTTCATCAACTTTATCTGCAATGGAACGAATGTGTTCCATGATATTTTGCTCACGAATCTGAAGAAAAATGAGATCCATGATTGAGGAAAGATCCTCAAGTTCAGTAGAATCAAATTCTCCCATAAGAATACGATTCGCCAGTGCCTGACAAATATCAATTCTTGGAGCAGTTTTCGCTTCAATAGTGACAGTCATGATGTAGTTTGATTTTATCGAGTTTAGTATAATGTAAATAAGTTGAGGTGTCAATCCCTGTTACAAAACCGTAACAATCAATCTTCTTCTGGAGTTTCCTCTACTTTCTTAACAATTTTAGGACCAACTTGCACACGATTTGATTCATAAAAGAACTTAACTCGTTCTTTTCTTGCTTGTAACAAAATATCGTATTCTTCTTGTTGTTCTTTAGTGAAGCGGAAATCTTGTTGCTTCCAAACTTTACGCAACTCCTGTAAATGAGGAAGGACGTTGACAGTGGAGGTGGGAAAATTCATTTTCTGCAATCAGGGTGAAATGTAAAAGATTCGCAAACTCTTTGACTACTGTAGTAATCAAACATTTTCTGGTCTCGTTCTGCTAAGAACTTAAGATAACTTGATAGTGCAAGAATAACAAGAATCCCTGTTAGACCATATCGGGCAACACTACTCATTAAACAGTGTACTTATCTTGGGCAAATTCGTCACACTGAATAAAGAACTCGTCGGAGTTTTCACGCTTCTCAAGTTCACGCTTCTCAAGTTCCTCACATTCAGCAATCAAGTTCAAAAGTGTTTGCTTGTCTTGCTCGAACTGTTCCAGGGTGTAACTCATGTCACTCATTTGTTTGACTCTGTTAATATACACGGGATTGGTGGTCTGTGGGAGATTAGTGGACAGTAATCTGAGTGTCCACTGCTCCTAGGTTTTTCTTTACATGTTCTTCCCAGAATACAGCATCTTCAATTTTAAGAAAGGTTGCTTTCTGTTTTGCATAACCCTTTTTCTTGGGTTTCATGTAATTCACTTGGTACATCATTCCAGTGCCTCAATACTCCAGATACAATAAAAGCGTTAGTGACCATGTAACTAACAAATATACAGGTGCGAATGAGAGCAACCCAATCATCATAATTTTTTGTTCTTGTGTCACTGAAACTCCCTAACGTATATTTCCATGTCGTCCAGATTTGTCGCATTTGAGTATCTTCTACTGTTCACATAAACAAGTTCATCATATTGAAAATTTTGAACAACAACCAAGCAGTGATGTTTTTTGTGACGTGGCACTAAATCATCTTCTTTTGGTCTGACAGCAATCTCAATCGTGAGGTGATCATCATCAACATAGTACACCCACCCCTTAACATTACGCCAAGAGACATAATCATTCAGTCTGGGTTCATACTTCATTGGAACGCTGCCATCAATGGGTTGAGGTTTAATTTCATTGCTGAATATGGAGTTGTATTGTTAATGTCTACCGTATTTCCTTGCTTGGAGTAGTTAATAGGCGCTGAATAGCTTCTCTTTTTAACATCATAGAATCCCCAGACGGACTTAGGTGCCACATCAGTATAGGAAAAACTACCATCATTGACAATGAGAATCCGATAAACATTACGTCGAAATGACTCAACTTCGTAGTGGTATCCTTTGGGTGGTTCATGCAGAAATGAAGGGGGGAGTTCTAGAAGGTTCACAGGGTTCATCAGCAACGGAAATTGATGCGTATTCTGGATACATTGTAGCAACAATGTATTGAGCAAGTGCCTGAGTAGGTGCCACTACAAATACTTCCACAGTGTAGATAAGTTGATCATCACCTGGAGTATCTTGCATGGCTAGTTCTACTTCAACTGCCCATACATTTCTGTTCTTGAGATGATGCTCCCAAGAGATTACCATATCAGGTTTCATGGTGTGCCTTTAGATCTGGGTTTGGTTGTGATGGTACAGTAGGATTACGGTCAAGATTCTTGATAACAATGAACGCATCTTTGTTATACTTACGGGTGCCTTTTACTGGTGCCCACTTAGTACCAGCACCATCGATTTCATACACGGAAGTACCCGCAATCTCTACGGCAATGTTATCATCAGAATCCCATCCCATTTTCTCTAGTGCGATGGCAAGTTGTCCTAGCATACCACCAGGATAAATCACAGATTCTTCACTCACGTTGTAAACTCCTCAATAATTTCGGACTCAAGATCTTCTGCCAACGCATATGTGCGGGCATTTTGAATGTTATGACGAAGTTGAGGATAATGTTCTACATTAAACTCTTGATCTTTCTGAACAATCAGATCAAAACACTCATTTTCATCTTCAGCGATTACATTCCAAATGCCACCATATTCAGATTGAGGAAATGGAATGAAATGCTCAACAAGGTAAAAAAACTTGGTCATTGTCTCCGATGGATTACTCTTTGATTTTAGACTGGTTTACAAGATTAGTCAACTGTCTTTCTAGTTCACACTTGATGGATGACAGTTTACAGTAAAGATAATGTTTGTACTCATTATCTTCAGTGAGTTTTGTAAGATTGTCCACTTGATACAAAGCAAGTATCAGTTTTGTTTGCTGATCCATTACGAACAGTAAAACTCCTCAAGATAATAATCGACAGTAATCTCAAGTTCTGCTGCTTCAGATTCAATCATCGCCCAGAACTCTTGGGCGATTTGTTGTGCGTTCATCTTTTCTTGTTCAGTCATGATAATCAAACAGCAAGGTTTCCAGCAGGGATTTCAACAGGTTCAGGTGCTACAGTATCTTCAAACTGGTGCATATCATAGGCAAACCAGTTACCATTGCGGAAGATATAAGAGTATTCTTCACCATCAGAGAAGAACTCTTCCATATCATTGTCATAACGAGGAGGGCAATCCTCACCACGTTGAGAGTAGTATTCAGGACCATATTTTTGTCCATCAGTGCGACTCTTACCCCACACCTCATCATTCCAACAAGATGACATGTCTCCACCATCAATCAGTGCGGAAACTTTCTCCTTCGTATTGTAGTGTGTCTGGAGGATACGACCCAACCATTGAGGATAACCATCATAGTGATGATAAGCAGAGAGAATAGAACCATCTTTAAGTTCGATGCCGATGCGTGAGCGGGTTGCCATCAGTGGTTTTCCTTTGACTCTTTTAATATACAGAAGATCGTGGGAAAATGGGGAAAAGGTGGTCAGTTCAACCACCGTCCACCTGACACCCGATCATGGCACCACTGACAATACCCAGAGGGATTGCCCAGAGTCGTCCCTCTTTACGAGACAGAGCAGCACCAGCACCACCACCAGCGATGCCGCCTAAAATAGATCCTTCTATACAGGAATTGTTATCAACATTGCCCACGTTGGGATGTGCTTCTCGGTAGTGATAATTAGGAGAAGATTGAGGCATAAACTGCGGTCTTTCACATGCAACTCGCACTCTCTTTTTATAAGTTCTCACATAACCAGGATTCTTACTGGTTCCTGGTACATATTCTTCACGATATTCTTTTCGGTAACACTTTTCTTCTTTAGCATAACCACCACGGGAACGATAATTTCCAGTAGCAGGACCAGCAAGTGCTGGGGCCGATGTTACACCAATTAGCAATAATGCTGCTAAAAGTTTCATTGGTTTTGTTCAACTGATAATAATTTATACGAAAAAGGGGTGCTAGTCAAGCACCCCTGTGACACTATTCAGATTGTCTTGCTTGCTGAACTAGGTATTCGGCAAAACTTTCCATTTTATCTGGATGAATTTGTGGGATTCCTGATTCCTCTACCGCATTTTTAATGCTCTTGATTTCATTTTGATCAAGTTTTCTTCCGTCTTTAGGTAGAGTCATGGGCAATGTCCAGAATGTTGTGACATGCTAACATGTCATTTCACAAATAGTTATAAATTTAATCTTTTCTTTGGGATTGTGTGACAGGAGTTAATGGTTCGATTGATTCCATTTCTTTCCACACTTTCTCAAAGTCATTGATGTTCCAAGATCCAAACTTTTCAGGAGAATACCAAAAGTCTTCCCAGTCTTGTGGTGTGGCATCAGAAATGTTAGCACCCATCTTTCTTAAACTGCTTACGACATTTTTTGACTTCTTTGAGTTCTTCTTTAACCATCTGATATGCTTCCTCGGCAGAAATTCTACCACCAAGTTCCATAGCACAGATGACCTCAACTCTTGTTCCAAAATGTTTGAGTGCTTCCTCAAAACAATTCAGTTCTTCATACATCAGTACAGATTTTCCTCTTGTTCGGTAACAATCACACAGTCACTTGTGGGATAAGCAACACATGTAAGGACAAATCCTGCGTCCAGTTGATCATCATCAAGGAAAGATTGATCGCTTTGATCAACAGTACCTGACTCAATTTTACCAGCACAGGATGAACATGCACCAGCACGGCACGAATAAGGAAGGTCTACACCTGCTTCTTCAGCAGCATCAAGAATGTACTGATCATCTTGACAATCAATAGTTTGTTCACCTTCAGAAGTTTTCAGTGTAATAGAATAAGTCATGTACCTTTGTTACTTTCAGTGATATTATATATGACGGGGTGAATCTTGTCAATCTGTGCTTTTAATGATGTTTCAATTTCAAGAACAAGATCTTGCAATTCACGGTTTTCTTTCTCCAGTTCTTCTACACGGGATTTTAATTCAATGATTTGTTCAGCAAGATAAAACGCATTGCTCTCATCTTTTTTTGTTGGTGAGAAGAACCACTGAAAAAACTTATTCATTGAAACGCCATTCCTTTCTTATTTGTTTATATGTAGGATCGTATGCTGCTTTGTCACGAATTACCTTAAAGATTTGTGCAGATTTTGCCTTCTCATTCGTTCTCCAAATGGAATGAGCTCTACTTCACCACGCTCAATTTGATCTGCCATTTCATACAGATTTTCTAGAAACTCTTTTGGCAAAGTATCATCTTCCCCCAGGTAAGACCAGAAGCAATCATAACATGATTCATATGGATCATCATAGAACATGAGTCCATAATCTTTCCAGTTACCAGTCATCAAATCTGCCCAGTTGCGGAATGAATGATTGATACTCTGCCAACCAGTCATCCAACAATGGCCAATGTAGTATTCAAACCAGTTCATGCTACTTGACTTCCAGAATCAACGAATAGTTGATCGGGTTTTTTTAAAGTAAAGGAACCATCTTTGTTGTCAATCCATTCTAACACGTCACCTTCTTTCCATCCAAGTTGTTCTATCAACTCATCAGGAAATGTGAGCACCCCATCATCATCAATCGTCAGTGTGGTTTTCATGTCAAACGAACACGATAATCCTTAAGTTTCAGTATTAAATTTGCGTGATCTGTTACTTCTGATTCAATTAGTTCTCTTGCTCTTGCTACATCATAAGATGACATTGTTTCCAATGCTTTGATAATGTGGTCTACTTCTTGGAGGTTTAAGTTCATGTGAAGTTAGTAAGGGACTTGTAAACAGCACTGATGTGCATGTTTCCATGTATGTATCCTGCCACGATAAGACCAATGGCAAATACAAAACATGCCACTAATGATAACACTAGTGGCACGGTTTCGTTAGTATATTTTGTCATTCCCAACGTTTTGTTTTGAGATACTGAAGAACGTCCTGACGAACATCCATCAGTTCATGATAGCACCGTTGATTATGAGCACATTGACGAAGTGAAGGATCTGGTTTAATCACAGACTCAATAAAAATATCAAGTCCACGATTCCATTTCTCTTGTTTAGTCTCATCGTCAGTAATACTATTTTGATCCTTCATTAAAACACTCCGGTACTGATTCTTTAACAACTTCTACAATCTCATTAGCATCATCATTTGTAATGTATTCAGATTGTTGTTGGTATTCATACACTCTATCTATTAGAGTCTGTGCATCATCACATGACATGTCACTGTAACTAAGAGTGTCAAAAGAAAGTGCAAAAAGTAAACTCATTAAACTAATCATTTGATAACCTCTCTAGGAAATTTTTTACCCTTGCGGGCATCAGACATTTTCTTTTTTGTTTCAGAACTTAATGTTCTGCCAACACATTGTTTGTTGCCAAGCATACGATCGGGGACTTACATCAAGTTTTATCACCCCTGACTACGCTTGATCGCCCCTTTAATTACTTCACAATTTCCCAATGGTCGTCTGCGGATTCATTCATCCAAAAGAAGTATTTACCACTGATAGATGCAAGAAATACTTTACCATCTTCACGTTTCTCTACACGACAAGAGTGTAGATTATGCATTTGATTAGCAAAACGATTCTTTGCTTTGGAACTTCTAGGTTTTACGCAGATAAATTCTGTCTTAGAAGCTTTGATAGTAGCCATTCCTTGATTAACCTCCACAGAGTTATTTTACAGGGTTTTTAGAACTTGTCAAGTAGTAGTGCAGTTACACGAGTTCCCCATTGCATCATCCATACAAAGGACGCAATGAAGATTAGTTTGTGAGTGGCAGTCATACCCCCTGTGTCTTGTATGCACCTACTATAAACCCTTCCAGGGGTCTCTCAACGGGTCTGTGGACGGTTTATGGAGTGTCTATGTGATAGTATCGAAAAGGATAATGTCTGGACCCATTCTCTTTATACTATTCTCTTGACTGAGAACAATACTTTTAATTACATCGCACTCTCTCTTTGAGAGAATCATCATCCGTTTAAACATAATAATTGAAGTTGATGTTTATTCTACACGTTTTATCGGTGCATGTTGAACTTCTGTGAGGCACTGATGGATCAAATAGTATCAATCTGTTCTCTACTGATTTTACTTTACCGTTCTTAAAACAAGTAAACCCATTATTAGTGTTAATACAAAATACAGCACCTTTATGAGAGTTTGGAAAATCTGTATGCCAATCATGGAAGACTCTTCTTCTCATTGATGGATACATATTTGCCTTTGCCCTCGCCAATGCTGACTGATCATATGGCAAGTGTTACTGCTCTAGTCATTATGCCAGGACTTTTTTTCTATTTATATTTTTACTCAGAGACTACCTCAGCACCCTCAAAATTGGGAGGAAACTTCTCCGCATCGGTAAAGATTGCCTGTGCATCTGACTCAGAACTAAAGACTTTTTTCAGAGAAATGTCTACGCCCCAATGTGCTTGATCAGTGGTTCCTACACCAACTTCATTTTCATAATAATAAAAGTCAGTAGGAGTTCCGCCTACATCTTGGTCTCTTTTAATGACGTAATATCCCATGGTGAGTTTTTTCTTTTATTTATTTCCAAAAACTTATCAGAATCATTCTACTATCTCTAATAGTAGAACCAAAGTAATTCTGTGCTCGATGAATACGCTTAGAATCATATATCATCAATCGATTAAACTTATTCGATATAACTATCGGTTGTCCTTGTCCAAACTTTTTATTCCATTTCTTTGACCACCTATTAAATCTTAGACTTTCGAAGTAATTTTTACCTGACAAATAAAACTTAGATCTTTCATGTCCTTGATAATACTCATCTAGATTTATTCTATTGTAGTCATATATCTCTGTACCACTATCCTCTGGGATCTCAGGAGAGAGATATAAAATAGATGTATATTTTGTCCTGTCAAAGTGACAGACACCACTTTGCCACTCTTTACCTATCCAGTAAAAAGCAGACAGAGATAACGTTACTGGTTCTGGGATTAACCTTTTGATATCTTCTTGTGGAAAGATGTCAGTCACTTCATACCTATAACCAGGCCAATCTCCATGTGTTTGAGTGATAAACTTGTCTCTATTTTTTAGAGCAAAATTTCTATATTCATGTGGATTCCTTAGAAAATTGTCTTTTACTATAATATCCATCAAAACCAATTAAAATTGATAAGATATCTGGGTTCATCAGTGGCAGCAGTTCCACTGTGAGCAATATCAGAATCAAATACTACAAATCTGTTTTCTTTACTTTCAATCTTTACGTCACTGTTCTCAAAGAAAGTGTGTCCATTGTTGTTATTAACATAAAAGATACCAGTCTTCCATTTTGGTGCTGGTTCACGTTTGGTCAACCAGTTACAATCTGTATGTAATGGTGCCGGGTCAAGTGATGCTGACTTTGGTCGAAGATTTGCCTTAATCCTAATGAGAATTGGATCTGTCTCAAATGTTTCATGAATAGTTTGAAGAACAGTGCCAACGTATCTCCTATCTTCAGAGATCCATTCATTGGCATTGTAATATAGATGCACAAATTGAAACAACCCATCTTTGGGATTACTTACACTCTCGTTAAAATACCATGGGATATTTGCTTGTGTAATGTGTTTAAACAAATCATCATGCCATGGTGCAATCAGAAAGTCATCCCATACAGTTACCGTTCTATCATTGCCAAGATCAATTACTTCACTTTTTCTTGGAGATGGGTTTGCGATAATGTCAAAAGGTACTTTATGTTCGTATACCTCTTCTTCTTTTTTTTCTGATTTGTTTTGAAATAAGTTAAACATCGGTTCTCATGAAATTGAAATTAAGTATGCAACGATATCCTTTTGTTGGATATCTTACCTTATGTGGAATCGATCCATCGAAGAGGACTATTCTACCTCTTTTTGGTTTAATTTTACCAGTGTTGCGTAATATAGTTTCCCCATCACAGTCATTGGCATAGTATATCATAACACAATGGTCACAATTTGCATCAGTGTGACTTGGGGTTGTGTTATAGTATTTAACACCTCTCTGGGGAGGGACAAGATTGCACCTCAATCTCCAAAGATACTTTGTCCTGAGATAATCATCATATTGATGCAAATTTAGGTGATTGAATACATCCCAAACTGCACCAGTAAATTGACTCACAGATTGACGTTTTACAATCATCTCATGTGAGAACCAAGGTATATCTTTTTCTCTAGACCTTATATTTGTTTTGGCACCAGGAGTTGTACCTACAATCCTTTCCCATTTTGGAAGGTCACTTAAAAACAAATCTTCAATACGTTTTTGATCAACTGGTTTAACTAAATCATCTAGAATAATATATTTTGAAATCATAAAGTTTTAGGGAACTGAATAAGTTTGTACGCTTCCAGTATGAGTAAAGGTTGTTTTATTTCCGTCAACATCAATGATAACAACTGATCCTGGTGATCCATTTCCAGGTCCATCAAGTGATCCACCACATCTGGGGAAAGAGTAGTCTGGGTCACCACTATTAAATCCTGGAGTAGAAGACGCTGGTCCAATAGTAGGATAGAAAGTTGGCCAGAAACTTGGCCATGGGTTTGAACTAAAGTCCCATCCTGTATTGGGTCCTGCACCAAGATAGTTAGGGATATCCTGGAAATCATTATGATGAGTTACTGTAGCAGAAATTGATGGGTTTTGGTAGTTTGATCCACCACTACCACCAGAACCATTAGCAGCACCAGTATCTCCGTGACCACCGCCACCACCATACCATCCAGCACCTCCGCCTCCACCAGCGCCGTTAGGTGTTGGTGAACTATTTCCACCAGAGAATTGACTACCTGGAGAACCATCAGGGTAGGATGGGTGAATAGATCCAGACCCACCAAATGTTTGTGTTCCTCCACCAGGACCATTTGGAGCAGGGAAAGGTGGTGATGATACGTTGTTAGTTGATGGATTTGGATAACCTGTTGGATACCATCCAAAAGCCGCCATAACAGCAGAACCACCAGAACCACCAGCAATCAGCATTCTAGTTCCACTAGAGTATGGTCCATTAGCATAGATGGAAGTCATTCCACCTCCACCAGTTCCTGGTCCAGCACCAGAACCTCCACTACCAGGGTGTCCACCATTAGAACCACCACTGTTATTTCCTGTTCCACCTCCAACATAAATGTAAAGAGTATCTCCTGAACTAATACCTAAATCTTCATATGGCGAATCAGTGACAGAGACAGCACCACCAGCAGATCCAGGTGTTGGACTTCCCCATCCTTTTGTTACCCAACCACCACCAGCAGCACCCCACATCTTAATTGTAAGGGTGCTAGCGGCACCAGCACCACCTTGAGAGAGTCCACTTCCTCCTCCACCAAATCCCAGAAGAGATAGAATTGGTGCTTGTTTTACGTGGAAAAAGTTAATAAAGATTGACATTACTTATCCTCCTCAAGAAGTCTTACTATGATTACCTATTACGGTAAATGTAGCATCTGCAGTTTTAATAATGGTAAATGAGTGAATATCAACCCCACTACTTCCACCATCAGAAGGAGCAGAACCTCCAATCCAATTCTCTGTTACCGCACTACCATCAATCGTGATATTTGCTGAATATGCTGCTGCAGCTGCAGTTGTAATCAACGTAACAACAATAGACTGACCAATGCTCATTCTACTGTTCAGTGAAGTAGAAGCATTGTATCTAATGTTTGGTGTTGATGTGGTAGATTCTGTTGTCGTGAACAGATGAACCATTCCATTTTCAACGTCAATATTGAGATTATCACTCAATTTACCAGCAGTTACATTAACTTCTTCTACAAGAATATTGTTGAGGTTTAAACCATCGTGGAATGTTCCAATTCCAGCAGCAGTAATACCACCACCAACAACTCTTAAACCACTTTGAGCAGTAACAATACCAATCGCATCAATATTAGTGACATCTTCATAACTCAAAGTTCCACTAAAAGTAGCAGCAACTCCAACTATATTATTAATGGTAATGTCTGGGGAACCACTCAATCCAGTTGCATTACCTGTTACATTACCCTGAAATGTTGTTGCAGTTACAACACCTGCGGATTTAAGATTAACCACATCGGTGCCAGTCAGATCAAGTCTATCACCACCCGCAATCTCTTGTATTTGATTAGCACTTGAGTTGGCAATCAGTGGAAATCTATCAGCCATTTTTAGTTAAACTCCTTATGGTTTATTTATCAGATGTCAATCGTGATATTTGCAGATCTACCACTTACAGTAAACCCCGATCCAACAACTTCAAAGGTAACTGCTGCTCCTACTCTTACCCCAATAGTAAGTAGTTTTGTAGTTGCAACACCTTGAAGATTGGAACCATCACCATAAAAACTAGTAGCACTAACAACACCAACAACATCAAGTTTTTCTGTCGGTTGTGTGCTACCAATACCTACACGATTATTCTCACCGTCCACAGTGAGAATATCTTGTATTGCTAAATTGGCAAGTGTTACTGCTCTAGTCATTATGCCAGGACTTTTTACTTATTTAGGTTATCTTGCGTTGGACTGT